TCATCATGTAGATTATCTCTATCAATTTCTGCGTCTTTTACCCACATCTCTTGAAGTGATTCAAGAGTTATACTCATAAAGCGTTATTAGAAATATCAGTTATATCATACATAGTATACTTAAAAGTTACGTCTGCTGTAAAGTATTCTATGTCGGTGTCAGTTGCATCGAACTCTAAAGTTGTCAGACTAACTGGAAATAGCTCTGTAAAATTAACATTAAACTTAGCAACTAAGTTGCTGCTTAATATTTGTAGTGTTCCGTCTGAATATATTTGATCTCCAAAGTTTGCATATCTTTTAGGTAAGTTGTTTTGACCTTCTTTTTCAAACTTGTTAAAGTCTTGTATGCTCTCTGGAAAACCTAATCCACGAATCCACTTCTGTATCTCCATATAGTTTGTAAGATCTTCATCAACTAAAAATCTTAGTGTTAGATCTCCAAACTCAATTTTGTCACCTGGTGTAGGTATATCTCTAAGATAGTTTGTTTGCACCGCTACACCTAGACTTAAATCAGGTATATTTGCTTGATTACAAAAATATGCAACACCTGGTGATCTTTGCAGATTAAACTTAAAACCTACAGGTGCTAAAAAGTTTCTATTTTGTATCTGCGTTGGCCCTCTTGTTTCTGCCATTAGTTCATACAGGTCTCCATATTTATTTATTATAGCATAAAAAAAGAGACCCGTAAAAGGGTCTCTTGAAAGTATATAAGCATCTCGCTTACATAAGGTTTTTAACAGCCACTCTTCTGTAGTATCTGTTCTGGTTAGCAAGTAATCCACCAGATCCCTGTGTGGTTCCTTCAGCAAATGGGTTTGCAACAAGACCGTATCTTGTCTTAAATCCAATTTTTGGTTGGAATGTATCCTGACCAACCGCACGAACCATCTGTAGAGGAACGTATGGGCAGTAGAATAATCCAGCGTCATAAGGAGATGTTCCCTTGTAACCAACAACGTAATACTGATTACCACCTGAAGGTGCAGCATTAGCACTTGTTAAGTTAGCAGCATATGGGTCGATGTATACTCTATACTTACCTTGTAGAACACCAGCAAATGTGTTACCTGTGTCATCTACATTTAAGTTTGCATTTAATGCAGGAGTATAATCTAGAACACCAGCCATGGTTAATGCAGAAGCAACGTCTGCTGAACACATGATGATGTTACCCTTTCCGCGACGAGTTCTTTGTGCAATCGCGTTAGCGTCTCTTTCGATCTGGAATAATAGACCTTTGAACTTCTCAACAGACCATCTTCCGTTTGAGTCGATGTCTAAGTCGAAGATACCTGCAGTCGCTGTGTTTTGAACAGCACCCTGCTCTGCAACCTTGTAGATTGATCTGATAACTTCTCTGTTGATCTCAGCAAGTATCTCTGTTGAAAGGATATTTGCTAATTCTGCTTCAGCGTTCAATCCGTGGATTGCCTTAAGGTCTTGAGCAAGTTCTAAACTGTACTCTGCCTTTAGTGCTCTGGATTTCGCAGTAACAGTCACTTTCTCGATGGAGAATGCCATCTGGTTGAAGTGATCGTTAGAACCTGAACCTAAGTTCTCAGCGTCACCTGTTACTAAACCTTGACCAACGTTATAGCCAGGAGTAGCAGCAGTTCCAACTGGGTTTAGAATTGCAGGGTTAGATCCTTGCTGTGAAGCAGAACCGAAACCAGCAGCAACGTCTGTAAATCCAGCAGTTTCATCGCTATTTGAGTCGTTTCCAGAGAATGTTGTATCTACTTCATCGTAGAATGTTTCTGTTCCACTCTGTGAAGTGTATCTGGATCTCATTGCGAAGATTAATCCAGTAGGGCCACTCATTGGTTGAACACCAGCAAGGTCATATGCCACCAAGTTAGGCATAGATCTTCTGATCAATGAGATAAGAACTGGGTCGAAACCAGCAACTGGGCCAGTAGCAGTTGCACTACCACCGAATCCACCGCCAGCTCCAGCAGCGTTTGCTGCGTTAGTTGGGGGAGCTTCCATCAAGTTAATGCCTGATGAGAATGCTTGCTCCTCTCTTAAAAATTTTTCTTGGTTTTCTAGCAAGACAGCAGTAACTGCTTTACGATGATTGTCTTTGATTGGATCAAGGCCATCATACTCTAATAGCGGCTTCCACTTTTCCTGCAGTTGTTCTGATTGGAACATTTGCTTAAAAAATTAGTGTTTGCGTTTGTTTAATATCGAAATCAGGATTGCTTAAATGCTGATAGTGTCTTCAAGTAGGCATTCATAGAACCAGATACATCTGCTGCATCTGCACTATCTACTCCTTCTGAAATTGTATCAGATTTAGCTGCTGGTGACTTTGCTTTAGAAGAGAAATATGACTCTCTAAGTGTCTCCAACTTCTCACGATAAGATTCTTCACTTTCAAACTCTACACTTTGGGAAAGTGAAGCGAGCTTTTCTTTCTGAGTGGATGCTAATCCTTCAGAAACTGATTCAAGAATACCATTAGCAACAGACTCACCGAGTCTACTGTTTAAACTAACGTTCTTCTCAATCTGCTCGTTGAGCTTGGTCTCCATGTCATCTAGTTTTTCTACCATGCTTTCCAGCACATCATATTTATCTTCAGGGATTGATACATAATGTTCTTCAAAAAGACCCTTCATGCCTGAAAGGAAACTTTCAGTCATTTCAGTCTTCAGTCCTTGCTCAATTGCAAGTTCATTCTCATTCATCCATTCATCAGCAACATACTCCAGATAAGAGTCAACTCTTTCCTGGAGGGACTCTTTGAGTTCCTCAGTTGCCTCAGAAATTCTGGTGGCATATTGCTCTTCCAGAGTTTCTTGGATTTCTTTTACTTTAGAATTCAGAGCAGCTTCAAAGACTACCTTTGCCTTTTCTCTGAATTCCTCAGAAAGTTCTTCACCACCCAGAAGGGCAGCAACATCTTCATCTACATCATACTCTTCAATAGTTTCAGTTTCTTCTTCCACTACTTCCTCTTCAGTAGTTTCTTCTTCAGCAACTACTTCTTCAGTATCAAGTTCTTCTTCTTCCTTCATACCTTTAACTGGATCAGCAGACTTTGCACCTTTATTGACCACGTCTTTTACCGTTTTAATTTTAGGTTCTCTAAGTTTGGCAGAGTCATCATCTGTCTTATAATTCTCTGGTGTAGGTCCACCAAGATCTTCATATGAACCAGCAACTGATGTATCCATTGGATCTGCTGCCTTAGCACCAGAGTTCACGGCAGTTCTGGATTGTTTAGTGCCTGATTCCATTTCTTGTAAATCTCCACGAGACATTGTTAACTCTCCGTTTTAACCTTTTAAAATCTATATTTATTTAGTAAATTAATAACCTCAAAGGTTATTAAGAAAACTGTTGAATAAATCTAATTTCTTCTCATCCAATTGTTTTTGAGTGACAAGAGTATTGATTTCTTTATAAGTTTTAGCAGCAAGGTGTTCTCTAAGAACACCTCCATCCCAAACCCATTCTTTTCCTTCCATAATACCCTCAACAAAGGCATCAGGAGCAGATGGATCTGCTACAATATCAGCAGCTGTTGCTAACATAAAGTCATCACCAACAACATTTACTCCCTCTCTGGTGGGTTTTAATGATCCAATTCCTCTAGAAGAAACACCAAGTTTTACACCTTCTTCTATCAAAGATGATGCAATTTTACCCATTGGTGTGCTTAAAAGTTTAGCTTTACCAATAAAGTTTGAACCACTCTCTTTAAGTGACACAATTTTATGTGAAACTCTATCAAGATTGACAGTAGGACCTTCTGGATGACCCAGTTCTCCTAATGCTCTCCCTGATTTAACATGGTTTTCATTGTATCTTTGAACCTCCTTTCTCAGGACGCTCATTGGATACATTCTTCCATTTCTATTTTGAAGATCACCTTGAAGAAAGATGCCTTCAATAAACATTGACTTTTTGCCACCTACATTTTCTACAATGAAGTCAACTGCTTCTATTTCTTCTCTGATTAATTTCATGAGACCTGAACTTGCTGAATGAATACTTTACCAGTGCTTGCTTGTGTTTTAGCAGCAATCATAATT